AAGTAGGTTGCTATGGATTTGCTGGAGATTATGCTAAATTTGATGGAATAGGAATGCCAGAAATCTATGCTAGTATAGTAAATGTAGTTAATGCTTGGTATGGAGATAATAATAGTTTGGTTAGACATGTTTTAATTAACGAAGTTTTTCATAGATTTAGTTTAACTGGTAATGCTATATATAGGATTGACCAGGGCATGCCTTCTGGATTCCCATTGACTGTGGAGTTTAACAGCTTCATGAATTACTTTTATTTAGCCATTTCTTGGTTGAATCTGAGTAAGGTCAGTGTGTATTCTGATGGTTTCTCTGATCTGGTTTCTTTTGATAAGTATACTAGAATAGCTACTTATGGTGATGATAATATAGTTGCCGCTTGTGATGAGGCTTTAGAGTTTTATAATTTAAGAACTATTAGTGCTTTTCTGAAACGATTTGGTATTACCTATACTGATGATCAGAAGAGGGCTATAGAATTGAGTGAGCCTTTTGTTAAATTAGAGGATGTTACTTTTCTTAAACGTAGTTTTGCGTCTATGGATTGTGGGGGTATCATTAAGAGAGCCCCACTTTCCAAAGTGTCTATTTTAGAACAAGTTAACTGGATTAGGAAGTGCCCTGATGAGCTCAAAGCTTTAGAAGAAAATATTAGAGGAGCTATGTATGAGTGTTCTTTGTATGGTGTGGAGTTTTATGAGGAAGTGAGGGTTGCATTAAAGCAAGTGCTGGATATGAATCCCTTGTTTTCTTATGTCATTCCATCCTATAATGAGCAGTTGTGCATTTGGTGGCGCAATATCAGTACTAGCTTTAGCGTGAGTCAATTAAGTGTCTTAGTTGAGTCTGGTCATCTTCAGGATGGTTTCTCTCTCAAGGAGACTAAAATGCTGGATGGTCATGTAGAGTTATTAAAAGAGTTAGAGTCTTATGTTAGTGATGCTGGTCTAGAGCTAGATATAGATTTTGATATCAAGCTGAATACTGTTGCCGACATGTGGAGAATGGAAGATTCCAGTGAATCAGATGATGAGGAGGAATTTGGGAGGATTGCTTGTAATGGGATCATGCCAAATGATAGACCAAAAGATAGAACCTATTGTCTTGATTTTGATATGAGGAAAGTGTTTGATGTTAGCGCTACTATTCAGCCTGATTTAAGGTTTGTAAGTGTGTTAGAGTGTCCTTTTACTTTAGGTGATTTGAGAGAAGGTCCCCTGTTGTATCCTGATTTGGTGACTGTTTATCCGAAAGGGTTATGGTTTCCTGATATTGATGGGATCTGGTATTGTGTCAAAACTAATTTAGGAGAGTGTGAAGTAACTTGGGAAGATAAGTTTAAATCTTTTAAGTATTTTATGTTTGAACAAGATGTTTTGTATTCTACTGTTTTGTGTGCTGCTTGTAAGAGTTTAGATAGTACTTTAGGATTTGATTTAATGTTCTTTGTTAGAAGAGTCGGTCTCTTCAAGTGTTTCGGAGATATGGGCGAGTTGCATGTTGCTAGCTGGCGCAGATTTAAGAATCGCTTTGAGGGTAGTCCTGTTTATATAGCTTATTTGTGGTGCATTTATGAACAAATAAAAATAAATCAAAAAGA